TGTAGGAACTTTATAGTATGCTCCATTATTAGAAACAATATCTAACTTCTTTACCATTTTTGAAATTGAGTTAGGTGAAGATATTTTGAATAGAGGAGTAGGCATTCTTTCATGTATTCCCTTAGCAGTAATCCCTTGATTCTCACAAACCATTTTGATAATGAAATCTTCTTGTCTTTCTTTTTTAGATTTAGTTAAGGATTGAGAACTTATTTTGGCTAAGGAATCTCTAAATCCTTTCTTAGCCTCTCTCATTTCTTTGTGAAGCATAGTGTATTCTTTACCATAAGCCATACCAGTTTGTTCCAGTTCAGCCTCCCAGTATTTGCAGAGAGAATCAATTACTTCTCTCCTTTCATCTAGGCTTTTCATAGTGTAGAGTTTATGTAAATCTTTTTCATTGTATCTCATCTTTCTTAGAGGTACAGTATAATCAGTCAGCCATGTAATAGAATCAATGCACTTGTTTAGATGGTCGGTATAAGCATCAATCATAGTATCAATGGCTTTCTCCATCTTCTCTCTCTGCTCTCCTTTTAGTTTTCTCCTAGACATTCTCATCTTCTTTACTAAATCAGGAATACTCTTATCCTCGATTAAGTATTGCTCTGGAAATGCATTAAGTTGCTTTCGGGCTTCACTTGCATTCATGTCATACATATCTGCTATCTTTGAAATCTCTTCATGTTCGGATAATACAGGACTTCCACTGAAAATAAACTTTAATTCTATTCCCAAATCTCTTTCTATACTATCTTTCATTTCCTCTTCTTCTTCATCTAAAATGGCTAATCTCTCCATTTGTTGAGCAGCCTGTCGGTATTTTTCTGCTTGTTCTGTCATGTAAATACCTCAAAAGTTCAAACCTATTGACGAATTATACGCCATTGTGGGAGATGACGGCTTATCGTCAAACAAGCCCATATCATCAAGAAGTATGAATGTTTCCGACATTTCATAAGTTGCTGCGTTTGCTAATGCTAAACTCATTACCATGTCATCATGCGCTCCAATACCTTCGAATTTACCTCTATCAGTGATAGCAAACATAGACAATTCTTCCATCAAAACAGCAGTAACCTTTCTACTTTCTTCATTACCATAAGGAAAGTTTAGTTTGCCATTTTCTAAAGTCATTTGTAAATTAAGAATAATCTCTTGTTTCTTTCTTCTAGTAGTATTAAAATCATGAATATTCAAATCAGCAACTTGTCTTAGTTCCTGTGTAAATGACTTAGCAAATGTATTTGTTTCAAACAGTATTACTTCGGGTCTAAACAATTGACCTATCAGTTTTACTTTCTGTATGTTTTCTCTAAATTGAACATTCTTTGACCTATCAACATAAACAATAGATTTGTTTTCATCTTCATCCATTTCAATTACAGTAATTACATTGTAATCTCCATCGGTTGAGATAGCAGGGTCCACTCCAACAAAATACTTGTAGCCTTCTCGCTTCAATGGCTTAAGAACTAAATCCTTATTCTTAGCATTGTCTAAATGTTCGGGGCTGAATAAAGAAGTACCAGTAGAAATAGGCACACACATGTATTCTCTTGTAAACATAAGAGAACCTACTTCTGCCTTCCTAGCCATCAGTGCTTCATAATTCCAGCGTTCAGCCCAAAGTGGTTCATTGAGTGCGTTCAAACATGGGTATGTCCTAACAGTATATGCTTCATTCTCTGCTAACTGTTGGTAAATGTCAGTGTAACTAAAAGGAGTTCCGATAACTCTTAGCGAAGCAGTATGGTGGAGAGTAGGAATCATATCACCGTAAAACCAATCAGTAACTTTCTGTATTCCCGACATACTGAATTCCTTTAGAGGGTCATCAATAACAATCTCTTGAGGGTGAAGTCCACGAATCTGTGAGCCTACCGACCTTTCAAGAATTTGATTTCCATTAGTGAGAGTTATGTTACCAATAGCCCATCCTCTTGCGGGCTTGAATTTTTTTAACATTGGATGAGTAAATATCTTATCAATATCTCTCATGTGAACTAAAGTTTGT